GCCGCGTCCCTACGTGTGGCGGTATTCAAATTAAAAATTAAATATAGGCTATGAAAGTAACGATTAAGGGTGTGGAATATGAGTTTGCGTTTGATAGCGTGTGGGGTCCGATGTATCTGTATGAGGAAATGACGGACGTGGCGTTTGAGCCAAAGAAAACGCGCTGCATGCACTTGATGTTTTACGCGATATTGATGTTGAGCAATAGCGGCATGACGTTGACGTTGGAGGAGTTTATTTTGGCGTTGAATGATGTGCAGTTGGCTAAAAACATGATGGAGTATTACACCAAAAGGATGGCGGTGTTGACGACCGGCGCGCGTCCGGAGGTGGAGCAACCGGATGAAGATGGTAAAAAAAAAGATTGACGACGCGTGAGGTGTACCAATTAGTTGTTGGTGAGGGCGGTGTATCGCCCGAATACTTTTTGCGCCGAATGAGTGTTGGCGAGGCGAAAGATTATATTAAGGGGTTGAATAGACGGCACAGGCAAGCGTGGGAGCAGACGCGGTTGTTGTGCCGTTTTGTATATGGTGCGGCCGGTGGCAAAAATTTTGAAATGCCATTTTCGTGGGATTGCGAAAATGGTGAGGAGGAGGAGAAGAGAGAGGCGACACCGGAGGAACTTGCGGCGTTGCGTGCAAGAGCGAGAGAGATGGAAAAGGCGTTGAATAAGTTATAAGTTATGAGTTGTGAGTGTTGAGTTATGAGTTGTCATGCGGATGGTTTACGCGGACGCGTCGTGCCGCGTCCCTGCAAGTGGCGGTTATCAAATTAAGAATTAAAAGATATGGCGGTAAGGTGGCAGATGAATTTTAAGACGATGGCGGACGAGAGTGCTGTTGTTTATGTGTATGATAAGGAATGGAGTGGCGCGGTTACGATGTTGCAACCGGCGGCGGAGCCGTTTGCAACGGCCGAGGATAATGGTGCGGACTTTTTGACGCCGGTAAGAGCTCAAAGTGGGTACATGCGTGTGGTGGACGATGGCAGCCTTTCGGGACTAATGCCGAAGAACAACACGGCGCACATGGTAGAGTTGGTTGTTGGAAGTGAGGTGAAGTGGGTTGGCTACATGCAAGCGGCGGAGTATTCGAGCGATTGGGACGTGGAGCCGGTTGTGGAATATCCGTTGACGAGTGCTATCGGTGTGCTGACCGGTGTGTATATGGACGACGAGAAACCAATGGGCATGGTGACGTTGGGCGCGTTGTTGGAGGAGTGTTTGACGGCGACCGGTGTAGATTGGTATGGCGTGTATTTGCCCAACGAGGTAGGCGCGGGCGAGTGGTTGCAACCGTTGGAAATGAAAGTGTCGCGGTTTAATTTCTTTGCGGCGACAGATAGTGACGACGAGGATGCGCCGAGATATGACGCGCAGACATGCGCCGAGGTGTTGGAGGCCATTTGTGCGTTTTGGGGTTGGACGTTGATGGAGCGAGGGAAAACGATTTGGCTGAGTAGCGCGAACGTGACGGCCTACACGTTTATTTCGCTGTACGACCTCCACCGATTTGCACAGGGCGAAACGATAACGCCGAGCGAGGTGGTGACGGGCGAAGTGGTGCCCATTGAGGAGATTGTGCCGGCGAGTACCGGCCACAAGAGGGACGTGGTGCAAGGCCGCAAGAAAGTGCGTGTGCGTGCCATGATTAACGCGGTGGGCGATGTGGTGCCGGAGGTAGATTTGGATGGCAGAGAAGAGAAATTCAACAATGAGATAGACTATGAGGGATTGACGTTGCCCGATACCGGTAGCGACTTATATGAACAATTGAAGATATACAGCCGCCGCAAGCGCATAGATGGTAAATGGGAAGATGCGACCTATACATACGATTATAACACCGGCGAATGGAGCCTATACAATCCGGACGCAGATGGATATATGCCCGCGTCGAATGGTGCGCAAGTGGTGGAGTATGACCGCTATACCTTTGAGGAGAGCAAAAGCAAACGCAATTATAACTACACGCAAGCGGTGCGGTTGGCAATTAAGGGAAACAATAAAATCGGCGAGCAGCCGACGCAAGTGCAAGCGATGGAAATGCCCGTGTTGAGCCTATTAAGCGAGAGTGTGGCCAACTATGCGAGCGGTGCGTTTGTGATAGAGGGAACGGCGAGCGGCATAGAGGTGGGATATTTTGATGCGGATAAGATTGCGAATGTGCCGAGCAAAGTGACGAACGGCAAGTGCGTGTTGCCGGTGATGTTCAGAGTGGGAGACAAGTATTGGAATGGCGAGGAATGGCAGAGCGAAAAGGCCGTGTTTAGTGTGCGAGTAGGTGCGCAAGAGGATGCGAACACGACGGCGGGGAATGGTGTTGTAGTGAGCACAAAGACGCTACAAATGCCGTACAATGGTGCAGATGGCTATGTTATGCCGATAGACGGGCGAATGGGAGGAGATGTGGAGTTGGTGGTGTACCATCCGTATGAGCGGACAACCACGGACGTGGTGTATATAGATGGTTTCCATGTGACCTACTACAAGGACGACAATGTAGTAGTGAGAGACAAGGCCACCAACAACTATTCCGAAACGATAGGAGGATATGAGGAAGAGAAAGAGATTAAGTTGATGATGGCCACCAACAACCGCAACGCGGCCGGCTATGGCATATTGCTGCATGATACGATTGATCCGGCGTTGATGTCGTTTGAAAAGGACGGCGTGACGCGACCGGAATTGGCGTTGTTGGGTAACCTAAAAAGACATTATGGAAGTATTACGGAGCGGTTGACGTTGGAGGCCGAGCGCACCGATATAATGCCATGCGACCGGATAACGTGGGGAGCGAAACGATATAGGGTGATGTATGCGGCCAACAATTGGGCGGACGATGTGGAAGTGATAACGTTTTATGAAGTGAGATAGTGTGTTGGTGTGTTAGTGATATAGTGAGTTGGTATGAAGTTGAGGGGTGACGATATGTTGTTGTTTAAGTTGGTGGCCGGCGATTGGGTGGCCATCGCCTGTTCGACGCATTGTGAGTTGGATGTGACGGCCGACATGATGGAAGTGCGCCACCCTTTGCGTGGTGACTATAAGCAACACAAACCGCGCCGGATGAGTTGGGGAGTGAAGAGTGCCCATGTGTTGGCCATGGATGAGGCTGCATGGCTGATGGCCGCCGAAGATGAGGACACGTTGCGCGTGATTGTGAGCGTGCGAGAAAACGGCCATGTACGGAAACCGATAGTTATACAGGGCGATGTGATGGTGACGCGTGTGCAATCGTCGGGGCATAACGGCCAAGCGGCCACATGGAGCATTGAAACACAAGGCACCGGACGGCCGTTGTTTGCCGATTTGGAGTGGATATTGGCGGATGGTATGTGGAACATGCAAGGCGAGATCTGGAAAGACTTTGGAATTTGGTGTAGTGGTGAGTTAGTGAGTTAGTGTTATAGTGAGTTAGCGATATGGCAGTAAATATAAAGAGAATTGAGGAGGGCATGACGGGGCGGCAAGTGGCCGACTTGTTGTATGAGAACTTTTTGGCGTTGCTAAATGCCGGAGTAGATGTTGACGATTTGCGTGGGTATTTCTTGAACAAAGACAGAGAGGAGACCGCGCGCTATCTGTTGACCTTTTTGGCAGGTATCAAGATAGGCGATGCAGTGGATAGCATGTTGGGTGGTAGCGGTACGATAGCCACCGCAGACGGCCGTGTACAGACCAACATATTGCAGTTGCGCCGGTTGTTACAGATAGGCCGGCAAGGATATGCACAAGGCATGACCGGCTATGGCGGACAGATAGACGGAGACGGCAACGCCGAGTTGGAAAGCCTTGTTTTACGCAGATTTTTGGAAGCGCCGGAATTGAGGTACCGCCGCACGGAGGTGATAGTTGGCGACAAGTGGCGCGCGCCAGGTGGCGGTGTGATTGAACGCGTGGAGCCGATATTGGAAAACGGCGTGCCAAGTGGTGAGGGTTATTTTTGGTTGAAGTTGGAAGATGGTGAGATTGGTGCGGTGGCAGAGGGAGATATTTGTATGGGTATTTTCCACGACTTCAAAAATAAGAGCAACAACGCCACCGCCGACTATGACGACGGCAAAGGTAATCGCACGTTTGCCGGATTCTGCACCACCTATTTCCGCATTGAAGAGGTGAGCGACTATACCGACGAAAACGGCACCCATGTGAAACAATTGGTGCGCTATTCCATCCGTCCGACGAGTGATAGTTGGGCACATACATACGAGCCAATGGCCATGATGACATTTGTGGCATACGGCAACTTCACCAACACAGATAGGCAGACATCCGTGTACGAGACGCGCACCTATACACGCATGCTAAAAGGACAAAATTCGTGGGAATTTGGCTATAATAACATTGCGTTGCAATATGGCGATTTCGGCAACATCGGCGCGGCCTTTGGTCGTCCGGTGCCAAACGGCTATGCGTTGTTTGTTGGAAGTATCTACATGACCGGCACCATTACCCAAGTAACCGCAAGCGGCGAGGCCGTGCGCGTGGCGATAGACATGGGAGAATGGACGCCCGGCACCACCGCAAGCTATTATGAACGTTACTCTTATAACGGCAGCCTTTGGCTATGTGTGGCAGAGGGAGGAACTACCGCCGCACCGAGCGAGACAGAGCCGGCTTGGTTGTTGCAAGTGAAGAGCGGTGCGAGTGTGACGAGCGACAACGATTGGAATAGTAGGAGTGTGCCGTACAAGGAAAACACCATTGTACCCTTTGCAGAGCGGTTGTTTATTACAGATAGAGAGACGAGCGCGCCGCCGTTTCCGTTGCTGACCGACGAAGAGGGTAACTATCTGACTGACGAAAATGGGCGATACTTCATCTACGAAGAGACCATTAATGAGGGGTGGCGGTTGTTGCTTGACGTGAGCGGCATAACGAGCGGCGTCGATGGAGCGAGTGTAGAGGTGGAATGGAGCGAGGACGGCGTGAATTGGCATTTTCCGAACACGGCGAAAGACATCTACATACGACAACGAGTAGGCGATGGCGCGTGGGGTGACGTGATTAAGGTAGTGGGCGAGAATGGAAAGGACGGCTACAACCAAACCTTTGAATTTGCCGTGGGCACAAGTCTGACCGAGCAACCATTGAGCGGATGGACCGATGCGCCGCCGGTGGTAGGCATAGGCGAGTATATATGGATGAGAACAGGCACGATTGTGCCGCCGGCTACACGTCCGGCTACGTGGACGGTTGTGCGATTGGGCGGCGAAAAGGGAGCCGACGGCGTGGGCATTAAAAGCACAACCATCAGTTACGGAAAGAGCAATAACATAGCGGTGAAACCGACAACGTGGGGAAATGATTTGCCGAGTGTTGGCGAGAATGAGGTATTGTGGGTGCGGACGATTATAGACTACACCGACGCAACCGACACGGTGAGTTATATGTATAGCTACCAAGGAAAGACCGGTGCAGCCGGTACAAGTGTGGCGGTAGATAAGATTGAGTACCAAGCCGGTGCGAGTGCGACCACGCCACCGACGGGCGATTGGAGCGAAAACGTTGTGAGCGTTGCGGATGGCATGTACCTTTGGACGCGCACTACATTCACGGACGGAAGTGTGGCGTATGGCGTGGCCAAGCAAGGAAAGGACGGAGCCGACGGCGCACCCGGAAAGGACGGCCAAGGATTTGAAAGCAGAGGCGCGTGGACCACGGCGAAAATGCCGGCCAAGGAGGGTGATGTGTTTAGGATGGGCGGTGCCTTATGGATAGCCAACGTAGCAACCGAGAATCCGCCATTGTGGACGCTGACAGACGAGAATGGCAACCGGCTGACAGACGAGAATGGTGGCTACATATTGACGGGAGAAGAGAACGACGCCGAGTGGGATTTGTGGTTGGAAGATGGAAAGAACGGATTGGATGGGCAAGACGGCGCACCCGGTAAGGACGGATTGGACGGAGCAAATGCCATTGTGGCCGACATGAGCAACGAAATGGATAGCGTTGCACTGACGACAGAGGGAAAGACAACCGAAACAAGTACGATGGAGACCGTTGTGGCGGTGTGGAATGGCCAAACCAAGGCAGCGTTGAAAAGCATACAAGTGTCGGCCATTGATGGTGTGACCGCGCGCCATGAATTGCAGACGGGAAAGGTTACGTTGACTATTGCCGAGGGCGTGGCGTTGGCTGCAAGTAATGCAGTGACGATTAAGGTAGTGGCAGAGATAGCCGGCGCGGATGTGGAGCGCACGTTGACATTTACCATTGTGGGCGTGCGTGCCGGTAAGGATGGCGAGAGTGCCGTGTTGTACAAATTGTTGTTGTCGGTTAATTCGATTGTGAAGAAGAGCGACGGCACCTATAACGTGGAGGGTGTGAACGCCGTGAGATGTAAGATTGAGAACGGCGTGACATCTATCACTACCGAGGGGAAATTGAAGTATCTGATAGACGATAAGGGGATAGATTATGAAACAGAGATAGGCAACGCCGTAGATATTCCGGCCTTTGCTTTCGCTGACCGCGTGCGATTTACTTTTTACGGAAATAACGGTGCGATATTGGATAGAGAAACCGTGCCTATGTTGACAGACGGCGAGGGGTTTGAAGTGATGGGCGAATATTACACCGGCATGCAAGTGCCGAAAAACGGCGTAGTGTTGATGGGTGGTAGTAGTTTCGTGGCGAAAGTAGCAACCGAAAATCCGCCATTGTGGACGCTAACCGACGAAGAGGGTAACCGACTGACCGACGAGAATGGTGGCTATCTGTTGACGGGCGAAGTGAATAACGAGGAATATGAGTTGATGGCCGAACGTGGCGAGGACGGCAAGCCGGGCAAGGATGGAGAAAACGGAAAGGACGGCGCACCCGGAAAGGACGGCCAAGCCGGTGCGCGAGGCTATGCCGGAGCGGTGACGAGAACGTGGCAAGGTTATGAGGCCGGCCGGACATACCGCAACGATACAGATGCACCGGATATTGTATTGGAGCCGGGCGGCGTGAGATACAAAGATGTGGTGTTGGTGGAGAATAGCCAAGTAGTGACCGGTTACGATGTATATGAGTGTCTGATTACGAACACCGGCCGCGATCCGCGAGAGATGGAGTATGATGCGAACGGCGTGAGTGTAGATGGAAGATGGCGTATTGCCACAAGCATGGCGGCGGCGTTTGTTACATCGTTTATTGCGCTAAATGCCAATATACGATTTGCAGCCACCGGACAGATGGTTGTGCTTGATGAAAACAACGAGGTGTGTGCCGGTATGGCCGGCAGCCAAGAGGGAAAGAAAACGCGTATATGGGCAGGTGGCGCAAATCCCGATAGCGCGCCGTTTAGAGTGGACCAAATGGGCGAGGTATGGTTGGAAAATGCGCACATGACCGGAGAGGTAAACGCAACGAGTGGCAATTTTGACGGGGTAGTCATTAAAGGTAATTTGCGAACGCCATGGAAAAAAATATACGCAAATCCTGTTGTGGACGCTAATGGCGGAAATTTGAGATATGAATTTTTAGGAGATACGATTATCGACGACAAATTGATATTAAATAGCATGGTTGGCGCACAGCTAAAAATAGCATGGTTTGAGGCTGCAGATGGACGTGAAATAGCTATATATAACCAAGTGCCGTTGATAGGTAGCGGCGGAGGTGGTGATGTGAAAATAATCATACCAAGTGGATGCAGTATTGTAACATCGGAGGCGATATATGAAGATGAATACACATTGAAAGCCGGTTATTTATATTATTTAAGTGGAATATATGATATGTGGGTTGTTAAACAAGTTGTTAATATACAAAAATTGTAATAGGTATAACAAAAAACATTTAGGGAGGTATTATAGTAGAAATAAGTTGATATGATAAGAGAATTATGGTTGTTGATTAAGATGTTGTTTGCAAGCAAGCCGAGCGACATATTGAAGATGGAACATTTGGAGATTGTAATAATGAAGAATTTTCCATTTCGCGGCTACCGCTATATGATGTGGTGCGGCAAGATTGTGACGAGGAGCGAGAAGAAAGCGGTAATGGAACGATTTATGGCGACTGACGCCGGTAAACGTAGCGAAACGCACGAATATGGGCACGCTTTGCAAGCAGAGAGTGAACATGGGGACAATTGGTTGCGTTATTATATAAGCTATTATTGGCATTGGTTGCGTGGAAATCCGTTGGTGCATCCGGGGAGGTCGGCCTACTATACCAATCGTTACGAAATGGAGGCGTATGGAAATGAACACCGGCCGGAGTATTGGGTGAATTACAACCGTGCTAATTTAAGGGGTAAGTACACGATTAAACGGCGAAAGGCGACTTATCGGGAACACCGGGAACATTGGAAAGAATATTGCAAGAATTTGTAAATTAAAATAATGGTAAAAATTAAAAATTAAAAGATTATGGCAGATAAAAAAGAAAGCGCATTGGGCGCGGTAACGGATTTCGCGCAAGCGCGCGTGTTGGATGCAAATGGTGCATCGAAAAATATAGATAAGGCAACAATGGCATCAGTTCTCGCAGAAGCAAGCAAGTCATTGTTTATGATACCAACAATAACTGATGTTACAGACTTTAATTTGGTGACAGATATTGGTATTCATGGTGTCGACTTTTATCAAAAGGCAAATTCGCCATTTCCGAGTACATACACTGGCACACTTATCGTAATAAGAAATTCGTATGGGCAATTTCACCAAATTGCTTTGGCCGCGAGTAAAATATGCTATCGTCGCCGAACATCAAGCGGAACGTGGGATGAATGGCTAACAATTTCCGCAACATAACGATACATTCTCGCAGAGGCAATGAATGTAAAGATAGGTAGAGGAACAATTAATGCGTCAAGTACAATAACATTGGAATTGGGAAGTGGCATATTGTTTTTTTCGCTACCAGGTGCTCAGTATTTTTATATATATATTATAGATTATTGGGATGAGACAGTTACGCCAATTCATACATCACGTACAGATATAAAGGTTGAGAAAACATCCATTAGCCGTAGTGTAACTATTACTAATAATAAAACAGTAGACCAATCGTATAATTACTTTTTCATAGGATAGCAATAGGGGCGCAATGCCCCTATATTATTACAAAATACGCCATTCGGTTATTTCTTCACCTCTTTTGGCTCGTATGGCTAAATACGCTGTCCTCGATATTAACACTTGAATACTAATTCCCAAACTTGGACTTGTTCTAACGAATAATATGGAATTTGTATTAGAAAACGATGTTGGCATGTTTTGAGGCGGAGCAAGCAATGATAATTCAAAATTACCATTAAGCCCAAAGTAATCATTCAAGTCAAGGTCACTACCCGTAACACTACGAAGTGTAACGTATGAATATACGGATAAGGCTGCGAGAACTAATTTAGGGTAAAAAGGAAAGATTTGGCCGTGAGGAGGTATGTGTGGAATGGCGTGTATGTGGGGTATATTTTGGGTAGATTTTATATTGTTCTACCTATGTTCTACCTTGATGATTTGGATATAGAATAAATAATTACAAGCGAAAGCCGTGAGGCCCGGTTTTGAGGGTTATAAATACTTTGTTGTTAGGATGAGGCGTGCCGATGGGTGCGCCTCTTTTTTTTGGCCGGTGCGTGAACAAATGATGAGGCCGTATTGTTATGGTTGTACGGTTAATATTGACCGGAAAGAATAATACATGAGAAAATGGATGCGAAAGATTTGTTAGAAATCAAGGCCATTGATGAGATGGGCGGTGGAAAGAGCCGCGGTTGGAGCCGTGACACAGCGTTGTGGATAATTGCGGCGGTGATTGTTATTGCGTTTATTGCGTGGCTATGGGCGAAAGGCTGCACAGAAAAGACCGAAATTGCGGTTGGTGTGGCAAAATTGGCGGGACGTGTTGATAGCATTGAGCCGGCAGTGACAGCGCAAGGCAACAACATTTACAAGATTAACGGCGTGTTGAGCGCAGCCGTGCAAGGTGTTGGCGATTTGAAAGAGTGTACCAACGACAAGTTGGCCGCGCTTGAAAATCAAGTGTTGTTCCAAGGACGTAGAAGTGGTTGTGGTTGCGGTAATCGCGAGTTTAAGCAAACATCTACCTACAACCTTGCGAGCACAAACGTAACGGTTGACGAATTTTGCCGTAATTGATGGTGAGGGATGGCACGGATGGTTTGTGCCATCCCGTTTTTAATTAAAAAAAGTAAAGAGATGAAATCGAAAATAGAAGTGAGAAAGTTTGCGGTGGAGTGTGCCATCAAGGTGATGGGCGCGGGTGTACCGATTAAAAATGTAGTAGATAAGAGCCGCGAGATTGAGGCGTATGTGATGGGTGACGCAATATTGCCGGAGGTGTACGACGAGACGGCAGAGGTTGGCAACATGGCCGCGTCGATATTGGGTGCATTGAGTAACGAAGAGAGACAGACGGCGAAGAAAGGAAAGTGACATGTTTGGCAAGAAAGAGAGAATAGAGGTAAAGTTTGAAACGAGGGCGGAGGCGTTTGCCTATATGCTTGCGTATCAAGTGGAGCAAGGTGTGGAGCCAATGGAGGCCGCCGAGCGTGCTGATGTGTTTGCGTCTATTTTTTCCAAAAACATGGGGTTGCCGGAAAGGATTGAGCCAAAAAAGGAGGGTGTGGAGAAATACATCCATTCTATTGACAAGGTGGTTTCGTATTGTGATGCCCATCCAAAGGCGGTGGATATGGTTGTGGGCGTGGCGACGTTTCTCGTTGGCACGTTGACGGGCAAGAAAGCGGAGCAAGTGGCGGACGCGACGCCGGTGGCCGAGCCGATTGATTTTGATAAGATTGATTAAAGATGGCATTGAGAAAGATTGTTGTAGCGGTGGAGTGTGCGGACGATGCGCAACGGGACGAGGTGCAGCGCATAATGAACGAAGTGAGCGCGTTGCGAATGTTTGACGGCGGCCAATTGGTGCGTGTATATCCGTTTGTGAAAGCGCATGAGCGGGAATTGGTGCAGTTGTTTAAGATTGTGAGCCAACAAGGTGTGCGCGGACTGATGAGCGGTGCCGGTATTGGAGTAATAACAAGACTAACGAGGAGATAAATGGCAAGATTAGAGGGAAAGTGTGTTGGCGATTGTAGCCGATGCGAGTTGTTGTCGCGTGGGGACGTGGAAATGGTGCCGTGTGTATTGGACCAATTGTTTCAGCGCGTGCAACGTATGGAGAGAGATTTGGAAATTGTGAAAACGGCCAATAAGGTGGAGTTTTCCGGAGTGACTAACGAAGAAAAAGAAATGGTATGATGAATGTATTGGATTTAGTGAAGAAGTACGGCCAAGGCAAGGGCGAAGAGAAGATGTGGGCGAGCGTGGCGGTATTGAGTGAGGCGTTGGAGCCAATGAAAGAGACCGATGCGGATGGTTATTGGTGCATGATGCGCAAGATGTATGGTGCTATGAGTGACGGGCACTATAATGAGGAATTCGCGATGTATGACGTGGCGCACATGGCATATACCAACAGAGCGGGCGAACGAAAGACCGGAGGCTATTGGACGGCGGAGCAAGTGGATGAGGCCACGAAAGGGTATAAATTTCCGGCGGGCGTGAACAAATGGGATAAGTATGTGGCGTTTAACGCTATGCGTGCAGACCTGTGCAAGAAGATGGACGACGCGCAAGTGATAGACGCGGCGTGGTTGTTCTATTTTGCTGATGAGGATTGGCCGAACGAGAGCGCAACGAAGATTTGGGACTATATGTGCTTAAAATATAGTAAGTGATGGCGGACGGCGGTTTATTGGAGTGGTACAAGCGCAAATTGTTGGCGGAAAGGCTGACGGATGAGGATGTGCGTGCGCTGATGGCGGCACGTGATAGCGAGAAACTAACGAAGATAGACCGCCAAACGTCGCCGGCGAGCGGTGTGTGGCAAAATGTGTTGGGTAACTTGATAACGGATGGCGGTTTGCTGATATTAAAGAAATTGTTGAGGCTATGAGGGTTGATTGTTTGATTGATGCGTTGGATGGCTTATGTTATGGGGATTTTTGCCGAATGATGAAGAATGGGCGATTTGCTGCAAGCGTGGATATGTTGGCGGAGTTTTGTGACGCGCTTGATGCGGAGTTGGTGGTGAGAAAGAAAGAGGGGTGATTGTACCCGCGAGCGTACCAACGTACCTTATAAGAGAAAAAAGGCGGTCAAATGACCGCCTTTTCTTTTAGGTTGGTTTTGATTTTTTCGTAGCCGGCCAATACGTTTTCCGGTAGGACCTTTGCGTAGATTTGTGTGGTGCTGATGTGTTTATGGCCAAGCATGCGTGCAACGGTTTCAATGGGTATTCCGGAGGCCATGGCGACGGAGGTGGCAAAGGTGTGTCGGCCTATGTGTGTAGATATGTGTTTTTGTACGCCGGCGGCGATTGCTAAGCATTTTATCCATCGGTTGTAAACATCATAAGCGAGCACGGGTAAAGTGCCGCCATATCGCGCCAAAACGTCAAGGACGGGCGGGAGTAGTAAGATGGTGAACGGCGTGCCGGTTTTCTGTCGGGTGTTTTGCAATAGGTAATTGTCGCCTATCTGTGTGACGGCCGAGAAATCGGTGGTATATAGGTCGGCAAAGGATAGACCGGTGTAGCATTGGACGACGAAGAGGTCGCGCACCTTGCGTTGGAGGATGGAGGCGGTTTGGTAGTTGCGTATTTTCTCTATTTCGTCAATTGTGAGGATTGTGCGCGGGCGGTGTTGGCCTTTGGATGCGTGAAAGTGAGTGTAGGGGTTGCGGTCGGTTATTTCGAGGCGGATGGCGTCGTTTATGTATGCTTTGAGGACTTTATGATAGCCGTAGATTGACGTTTGCATCATGGGCGTGCCGTTGGCCGTTGGCCGTTGGTGGAGGTATTCGTCCATCAAGATGATGTTTGGCGTTGTGAGGTCGGAAAATAGGCGGATGTTGGTGTATTCCGTGCGGAGGAAACGGAGGACTTTGCGGTGTTGTTTGCGGGCACTTTCTCCGAGGGGGCGTTGTTCGATGCGGCGCTCCATGAAATCGAGGAAAGAGGCGTTTTGCGTGTAGCCATTGTTGAGGCTATCGAGCGAGGCAAGTGTGAACGTGAGTTGGCGTGTGTTGAGGCTATCGACGTGGGTGTTGATTTCCGCGAGCATGGTGTTGATGCGGTTGTTGAGGGTGTCGGCGTCGGAGCGGCCAACAACGCGGCCGTTTTTGAATTGGTTTTTGTACACCTTGACGCCGGTGGTAAGAAATCGGCGTTGTGCGTTGTGGCGCACTTCGATTTGTACGAGGCCGGTGTGTGTGGCCGTTGCTTGATGTTTGCGGTCGAAAACGACGCGAGTTTGTACGATATTCATATACTTTTTGTTTTGGTATCCGCTTTTAATTTTTTGGTATCCGAATGGGTATCCGTTTCGCGGTCAAAAGTGTACAAATATAAACAAATGCGAACAAATATTGTTCAATCGCGCGGCGTGTGTGTGAGAGTTATAAGATAGTTAAGTTATTGGCGCTTAATACGTTATATTATGTAATTAAGAGCTCAAAATGAGTACACTCTCAGGGAATTTTGCAACGCGGGGGCGCGTGGCGGATAACTGACGGATATACAATAAATTAAAGAGCGGAGCGGGTTAATATTAAGTTTGTTTTGGTATCTTTTTGGTATCATTTAGGGCGATATTTTTCGCCGTGGTTGTTTGCAATGCTAATAATAAGGCTTTGCGTGGTACGTCTTACGAAATCTTCATTATAAGGATATATAACATGTATGCGACCGATAAGAGGGTGTTCGTCGTCGCCTTTTTTAATGTAACCAACGCATGTGCAGTTGTGGCCGTTTGACCATGCAAGGAAATCATTTTGTTCGGACTTTGCGATGTAGCCAACGAGTTGGGCGTTGCGTTGGTTATAGATAGCGATTGCATTGGGGTCGTGCGGGTTGTTTGGCTCCGGTGCCACAACGCCAAGAAATCCACCTATTTTATTGTTGTGATAATTGACGCCGGCAATGTAGGTGTAATATGTACCATTTATTGTATCTACCGGCTCGTCGGTGGTAGTTACTTCTAAGACGCGATAATTGTTGGATGGTTTGGTTGCGGATTGTTCGGATTGAGCGGGCGCGCCACTTCCACCCGTAAACAATGTTGCAAGGGCGTAAACAATCACGCCAAGGACAACAAGAATTAAAATAGCCATAATGTTAATATAATTTATAAGGGTTAATAATTAGGCGGTTTTTTCAGCGGATGAGGCTATGCCGGCGGAGGCCAATTGTTGTTCGTACTGATGAACGAGGCCGGCGAGTTTGATATTTAGTGCCTCCATGTATTCAAGTTGATGGGTGAGTTTTGCGTTTTGCGCGGTTAGTTCCTCCACTTTGAGCGCGGTGCGCGTAAGTTCGGCATGGAGCGTTAGGCCGTCGTCTGTTTCGGTGCCGGTAATTGGTGGTAAATTGTCGGATATGAGCATTTGGCCGGTGCCGCGTAACAACCATTCGCTTGAAATATCTTCAAATGAGGATAATATCTGCAATACGACATCAAGACTAATGCCACGTTCACCTTTTAAGTGTTGGTTTAATGTTTTGGGATTGACACAAATAAGGCGTGCAAATTCTCTTTCGTTTCCGTTTGTTTTGTTTTCTAAAACGGCCGCAATTCGTTGTATAACACTACTTTTCATAAATAATATTATTTATAAATGTTCTAAATTGCTCAAATGAACAAACTTAAAGCAAAAAAAAATTGTTAGTGTGTTCAAATGAACATATATTTGCAGCCGAATGGGAGAGAGACCCGTTTGTGGAAGTGCAAAAAAGTGGCCGTGCAACCATTTCGCTGCATTACATACTTAAACCAACGGCAAATATAGCACGGCACTTTTTAATTTCCAAATGAAATTAGGGAAAATTCGTTAGTGGTGTTTCGGATTTTGGGATAAAGAGAACGTGTTTAAGTTTTCATAATATAGAAAAGACGCTCGATGAGAGTAGCGGCAACACCACCAAGGCCGCGAAATCGTCGGGCGTTTTTGTTTTGAAAAGGTTATGACCGAGGAATTGAAATTGTTGCAAGAGTTGGCGGGCGAGATTAGGACGCTACGCATGGAGGTGATGGACTTGCGGGCAACGGTGAACGCAAGGAAAGCACAGGGCGACATGCTGACGATGGCGGAGGCGTGCGAGTGGATGAGAATAGGCCGCACGAAAATGACGCAATTGCTACAAGCGGGCGAGTTGCCATGGGCCATCAAGCGAGGCAAGGAATGGAGATTTCCGGCGGATAAGATACGGCGCTACGCAAGTGGCGTGTGAAGAGACCGGCCAAAGGTGTTTGGCGTGTGTGTTTTTTGTCATGTGATATGGATAGTATTAGATGGTGGACGCGTGGTTTGCGAAAATAGCGCGGTTTTTACGGGGTACATGGTGGCGGCATACGGAGTTAATATTTTACGTTTTTCAATTCAAAGTTATCGCTATTTATACCTATTTGTTTGTAATGCCGTGGCGGCTCGTTTCCGCCTACCCCACAAAAATGTTGAACTTAAAAAATACAGATTATGAAAAGAATGAAAATTATCGTGTTGGTAGTAGGTTTTATCCTTGTGTTAGGTTTGGCCGGTCGTTGCGATTATAACGAAAGCGTGGTGGTGGATATGCCGGAGCAGACATACAAGTACATGCGCCCGATGTTTGACACAGAGAGCGAAATGGTGGACGCGTATGTGGGCCGCGAGGAATATTGGGACGACAAGGCAATGGGTTGGTGATGGTATGGAAGAAAAAGTAAAAAGACGCCGCCGGACGAGCGGTGAGCGAAAAGGGAATCGGTACCGCGAACAGTTGCCGCCGGACGCCGAAAGAAAGCCGGACACGTCGAAGAATGGCGATGTGGATAAGTTGGCGAGGCTGATGCGCAAACAAGCGGAAAAGGAAAAGCATTTGTACTCGCTACGGATAAACGCCACGACGGTGATATATGTGACGGCCGATAAGTGCAATGAGAAATATCGGGAAGAATATCTAACCAATAAATATAGAAAGCTATGATTAAAGTATTGATTGAAGATTGCGGCGTGAAGTTGCCGGCAGAAATGAGCATTGAGGGCGATGCGTTGTTGATAACGCCGGACGAGCCTTTGCATAAGGATGAGGCCGGAGAGTGTGAGTATATTGTGAGCGGATGGTATGACGGAGAGCAAAGGTGTATATGGGTGGCGATAGTGAAAGGCAATATCGCTATTAAGCGCGGGCAGATGTATTATGATACGATTGCCGGTGTGTTTGTTGATAGTAGCTTTTCGGCGGCTGAAAGTTTTTGGGTGGATAAGCACATGAGTAGCGCTGAATTTATGCGCATAGCTGACGGAGAGGAACGAAAGAAACTTGACGACGCGTTGGCGGCGCATGGGTTGGAGTTTGATAAGGCAAAGGGCGAGTTGATAATGAAAGATGAGCAATGGTATTGTCCGGCATGGGACGATAGTAATTGTAAGTTTTATCCGGTTGTTTGCGAGAAAAGGAATGAATTGTGGTACCACAAAAGAGGGTGGTTGTTTGCGGCGAGGACGGGGGCGCAAGCATTGTGCGACAGATTGAACGAAAGAATTTCCAAGGAGTGAAAATAAATTTAGTGTTAAGGGAAAATAAAAAAGTAATTAAAAAATGTAAGATTATGGAATTGGCAAAAGAATTTATCGGAAAGAAAGTACTTGTTAGAAGTTACGATGCGGGCGTGTATTTTGGCACACTAAAAGATGTAGAGGGTGAAACCGTTTCAATGGAAAATGTAAGAAATATATGGCGATGGAATGGTGCGACGTGTTTATCGCAAATTGCTAATGATGGAATAAGTGGAGGTAGAGTGTCGCAAGTTGTTAAATCTATGTTATTAAATAGAGTTTGTCAAATACTACCATTAGAAGAAAAGGCAATTAAAAATCTTGAAGAACATCCGGCATGGAAGATTTAGATAATAAAATCAAGGCGTTTTTAAGCGTAGGCAACGGCAACGGCAACGGCTACGGCAACGGCAACGGCTCCGGCTCCGGCGACGGCTACGGCGACGGCGACGGCTACGGCTCCGGCTCCGGCAACGGCTCCGGCAACGGCTCCGGCAACGGCAACGGCAACGGCAACGGCAACGGCAACGGCGACGGCTACGGCGACGGCAACGGCGACGGCTACGGCAACGGCGACGGCAACGGCATAGAAGAATTTGAGGGACACAAGGTGTATAATGTAGACGGATTAAGTACCATTATTACGGCTATACATGGAACTATTGCCAAGGGTTTCACAATTAAGAATAATTGCTATTTGTTGCCTTGCTACATTGCGAGGATTGGGAATTATTTTGCACATGGCAAAACGATGAAAGAGGCGGTAGCAGATGCGACGGCGAAATATGAACAAAACAAACCTATTGAAGATCGTATAGCCGACTTTGTTAATCAATTCCCGACGCTTGATACAAAAGTACCGAATACTGATTTGTATGTGTGGCATAACAAGTTGACAGGCTCGTGTGCTTTCGGGCGAAATGAATTTGCAAAAGCGCACGGCATAGATGTAAATAATGGTAGTATGACGGTGAAAGAATTTATTGCGTTGACAAAATCGTCTTACGGAGGTCATATTATAAAACAATTATTAGAACAATATGGAAGAGATTAAAACACGGAAAGATGAGGTCGTTATTAAGACAAACGACATCGCGAAAATGGCGGGGATGTACACCCGCGAAAGAGTGGTGAGAAAATGGAAAGAGGACGTAGTGGACGGCAACGACGTGGTGACGATAGAACGGACGGAGCATGTGATGGATAGAGGTGTATTGCTTGACAAGGAGGCGTTGGCGGAACTTAATTTTTACCTACAAAGCGGAGACATCGAAGATGTGGAAGTGAGCAACCAACAGCGGAAAGGGCAAGAGGTGGAATATTATCGCCGTTGGCCGTGGTTGGTGCGTTACACCATCGGAGCGAAAAATAAAGAGTGTTGGCTATGCAAGACGGCCGGCGGAGCGATGGCTGTATTACAAGCAGCCAAGGATTTCATGGAATTGAAAGTTGACGATGTGTTTAGTATCAATCAAGTGGCGGCGATGAACGATGGGATAATAATTGAGGCGGAGGAGCCGACGGAAGAGGAAAGGTGCAGCGCGATGAACGAGGGAGAGCCGATACCGGAGTGGCAATGGTGGAAGTTGGAGTTACGTGTGGATATGGTGCCGGTGGTTGAGGCTGACGATGCGCATAACACGGTAACTTATGCGACATACATTGTTAAACAAGCAACGATAGAGGCGGCATTGATAGAGGTGGAAAAGTACATGCAAGAGCTCGAAACGAAAAGGAGGTTGAAAGAGCCAACGGCGCCCGTGCGCGAGTGTGTTATAGCCATCCAAAAGGCGGCACCAATAAAAATAAACGGAATAATACCGGAGCAATTTGCCGCGGCGTATGTGGAAGAATAGGACAGCGAAGAAGAGAGAGAAAACACCACTACAAAAAGCGGTAGCGCGGTTTGATAGGGTGTTTTCTCTATATATCCGGTTGCGGGACATGATGCCAAAACAGAAAGCATGCCGGTGTATCAGTTGCGGACGGATAGTGCCAACAACACGGATAGATTGCGGGCACTACATCAATAGGCAACACATGGCGTTGCGATATAGCGAAATGAATTGCCACGCGCAGTGCCACGATTGCAACCGGTTTGATGAGGGAAACAATAGCGCGTACAGAAATGCGTTGGTGAAGATGTACGGAGAAAACGCCGTGGTGTTGTTGGAGGCGCAGAAGTATGCGACGCGTAAGTGGACGGTGCCGGAGATTGAGATTGCGATAGATTACTATAAAAAAGAAATCAAGAAATTAGAAGAAGAGAAAGGGACGTTGTTATGAATGAGGACGAAGATAGAGCAATAATATACGCACTTGTTGTGCTAACGATGTTGGAGATAGTGTGTGGTGTGATGTTAGTATTGGCGTTGGCGCATGAGGTACGTGTATAGGATTGGCCGGTGCGTGGTGAGCGTGCCGGCAGAGAGTAAAGAAGAGGCCGACGAAGTGATGGCCGAGTTGTATAAGGACAAAATGGTGGTGTATGTTCGACAAGATAACGATAAAAGGCAAAGTTGCGATTGAGGATGTTCCGACGATAGTGTTAAAGAACTATTTGGAGGAGTGTACACAGGGCGACGAAGTGTTTTACAAATCTACGGCATACGCCAATTTTGATGGGTGCCATATAGAGATACGCGGCACGCAGATAAAGTGCCGGTGTAGTATCTGCAAGCTATGGAGCAAGGAGCACACGGGCAAATTAGAGAATAGCAAACCAATGACAATGGCCAACGCCGTCCGGACAATAAACAGCCTATTGTTGAGGCTGATGTTAAGGCCGGAGGATGCGTGGGTGACATACTACGAAATCGGACTGACGATGAAGATGGAGAGGCCGGCGGATGAGTATATAAACGAGGTGCTTGACATCAAAGAGCGGACAATGTGGAACGACGCGAATTATCCGGTAAATCAGCAAAAGACGACGGAGAAAAGCAAGCATTTCAGAAAGATTATGAAGATATACAACAAGACGCATGAGGCGGAGGAAAAGAAACGTGTAGGAGTGGAGAAGAATGTGTTGAGGATTGAAACAATATATCGACATCAAAAGGTGGCATTAACAGAGTTAATAAGTAGCTATTACTTGCGGAAGATTGGACGTATATTTTACGAAGATTGGACGGCGTTACGATTTCGCCGGAATATCAGAGCGAAAGAGGGCGTAAGGTTAGGGCAATTAGAGAGAGCGCGAGAATTGTTTGCGATAGGTCCGGACGCATATATCGCAAAATATAAGCAGATGTTTGTTGATAGGCAGATAACGAAAAAGCAATGGGAAACGATGAGGACGTATGCAAAGCAATGGGACAGACACAAAGAAATGTTTGTTGAGGAGCAAACAGAGTATGAAAGTGAATATAAAGATAGGATATTAAGAGGGTATCAAGTTGGGATAGTTACGCATTGGAAAGAAAATAGCTAACTAACTGATAATCAAATAAATAAAGAAAATGCAAAAAGCACCATTTGGGGCGCAATTAAATAACTATAAATCAAGTAGTTAGAAAATGGATAATGAAAAATTAACGAATTACGGCGACTTGTCTTATACTGCCCAAAGGGCAGCCGGTAACGGCTTAAAGGGGCAGTTTAATCGTGTGCGTGTATATTGGTACAACATGCGTTGGTATAAGCAAGCAAAAGAGGATGGCATTGTTGGCGGATTGAATGTGAACGGAGAAACATGGATAACCGTGGACGACGAGGGATTGGCTATATTGCGAGGTTGGGAAGAAAGAAAGGTGATACATATAAGAGAGGTTGTGCGAGATGAAAGATAGGGATAATATGAAACAAGTGGTCCTACAAACGAAAGTAAGTGCAAGGACACAACGGAGGCTTAATAAGGTCGTTGATATGTATAGCTTTGGAAGTATATACAATCTGTTGCAATACGTGTTGTCGGCGTTTCTCAAAGTAGCAGACGCAGAGGGTGAAGTGAGAGAGGATGAGGATGCAATGGAGTTGTATGAGTTTGCCAAGATGTTCGAGGGATTTGAGAATAGCAAGGCGCGCATAGTAACAACAAGGCCAAGCGGCAACAACAATCTGCAATTGGTTGATAGTATTTGCATATTCTCCGAGGTAGGAAAGAAAGGTTATGTGTGTAAGAATATCCATGTACGTGGCGGAGAGATAGCAACCGACGCAAACGCCGAGCATGCAATCGGTGTAGTTGTTAAGAGATTGGCACCGCTCACATATATGCAAATAATGAATTGCGGCGTATTAGACGGAGAAAAGAATGTGTTGCGAGTGATTGAGCGCATATTGAGCGAGAGCGCAGCACAAGCGTCGGAAATGCCAAATAAAACAATTAAGGAAATGTTTGCAACCAACACCGGAGCGACGGAATATGGACGCGTGCCGGTAAGGATGCGCAAGAAAAGCGTAAACAATGAGTAAAGATGCAACATACAACCGATTGATACAATCGCGCCGATGGTTGGAGTTAAGACGTAAGAAGATAAACGAAACGCCACTATGCGAGCGATGCAACGAAATTGGATTGATTGTACCGGTCGCAGAGATACACCACCGGAGGCCATGCGAAGAGGCGCAGACGCCGGCAGAAATGGAGCGACTAATGTATGATTATAGCAATCTGCAAGGTTTATGCCATGATTGCCACGTGGAAGTACACCGAGCAATGAAGAGTAAGAGTAAAGCGGCCGTAAGAGCGCGAAAGGAAAAGGCCAACGAGCGGTTTGTGTCCCGCTACTTTGAATAAGAGGGGGGAGTATTTTTTTAAGAGGCCTAAATTACTCAAATCCACTCACCCCAAGCGAAGAGAAATTGGTGATTTTTTTTGGGGCGTGGGGGTAGAGTTAAGGGGTAAAGTTGTTATAGGGATTGTTGGGGTGGTTGAGGCTATAAGTTGCGGTTGGCGAGGTTGTGGCCGGTTTGTGGTGCTGATGTGGCCGGTGGAAAAGGTGGTGTTGGTGCGCGTAATGTATGGGAGATTGTGCGAAAATGGGTGAAAAATGGGGTAAATATGAGAAAATGAAAATGTTGTAATACTTAAATAGATTTAACATTATGGCGGAGAAAAAAAAGGCAAAAAAGGAGCGGAAACCGTTGACGGAAAAACAGAAGATGTTGAAATCGCTGAAAGATTACATGCGACGGGCGTTGACGGAGCGTGGTAAGTATTCGGGTGAATACACGTACCAAGTGGAGATTGCGGCGATGAGTGTGATATTGACGAGAAAGGTGTGGGACATTGCGATGGATGCGGAGGAAAAACCGGTGCTGACGGAGAAGAGTAGAGAGGGCGATATTAGGGCAAAGGAAAATCCGATTTTCACGCTATACATTAAGTTGGCCGCGCAAGCGCGGAGGGATTTGCGAGCTCTGCAAATGAATAAGGAGATAGAGAAAGGCGTTGAGACCGGCGGCGGCGACGATGCGTTGACGCAGTTGATGCAATCAATGACGGAGGGTGAATAATGGCAACCACGGAGGAACTTGCGAGGCGATTGTTGGCGGCCGGTGTGTCTGTTGATACGGCGGACATGTTTGAGGAGGACGGCCATGTGTATAGGTTGCCGATGGGTGTGAATTATTTGACCTATGCGTCGGTAATGGCCGAGAGTTGGAGGTTTGTGCGTCCGGTGTGGAGCATGGAGGCATTAGTGAAAATCATTTGTAACGATAGAAAGTAATGGCATGGCGACAAAAGTAGAGCGATTGTTGGCGAGATATAGAGAGTTGCTGAAAGAGCATATTAGCAACGAGGAGGTGCGTTTGGCGTTGGAAATGCCGGTTAAGGTGAATATGATGAACATACACGATTATTCCACCTATTTTCAAGGCGCGCGGATGGCGTTTGTGCGTGTTATTGAGTTCCTGTTGCCGTATGTGACCGCCAAAGACCGGCCATATATGGAGGCCATGTTTCGACTAATAAGCAAAGATATAAAACACACGGCGCTATGGATAAGCGGCCAAGAGATAGCGTTTAGAAACTTTGAGCGGAAAGGCAAGAAATTGGTTAGTGTTGAGGCCTATTTTGTGGAGAGAAGAGTGGTAAATGTAGAAGTTAAACCGTGAAAAATATTTGGGTATGGTTTGGAGTTGGAAGTGGAGCAAGTGGCGATTGTATTTGAGTGATTGCCGGATGAGGCCGAGGCCGGCGCATGAGCATACGACGAGAGCAGAGCGTCGGGAGTTTGGGCGGTGGAAACAGAGCATAGTGGAAAAGCGCGGCGGTGTATGTGAGCGATGCGGGACAAAAAATAGGGGGGGTGCGTTGGAATTACACCATATTTTGTCCCGTGCGAAGTTTCCGCAGTTGGTGGATATGGAAGAGAATATCATGGTATTGTGCCATGAGTGCCATAAGGAAATACATTGCAATCCGTTTCTTAATGCGGCGTTGATGGAGCGCAAGGCGGCGGAGTTGCATGTGGATTTAACGCAATTAAAAATTAAGAATTAAAAATTAAAGGATGAAAAAGGTTTGGTCGGTGTTGTTGGTGTGTGTGGTGATGGTGGGTTGTAGGACGTTGCCGGAGCCGGAGCCGGAGCGAGTGGAACGTGATAGTATCTATTTGCGCAGCGTGGAACGTGATAGTGTGTATGTGCGTGATAGCGTGTTGATACGCGAGAAAGGGGACACGGTGTATCGTGACCGGTGGCGCGTGGAGTATCGGGAGCGTGTGTTGCGAGATACGGCGTATATTGAGCGCAACGATACCATTACGAACGTGGTGGAGGTAGAGCGGGCGTTGTCGTGGTGGGAACGGACGCGGATGGCGGCCGGTGATGTGGCGTTGTTGGGATTGGTTGTGTTATTGATTTATATGATTTTGAGATATGGTACAAAAGTATTTTGGCGTTAAGGAGTTAGTCTGCCCGCATGTGTGGGAGCGGTTTGGCGAGAGTGCGTGGGTGTTTATGGATAGACGCGTGTTGGCGGTGTTGTTGTGGATAAGAGAGGAATTGGGATTGCCGATTGTGGTGAACAATTGGGCGAAAGGTGGGCAATATAGCCAAAGGGGATTGCGATGTAATTGTTGCGCGTTGGTGAAAGAAAAGACGGCGTTAGAGAAAGTGTATTTAAGTCAGCATATACAGGGAAAGGCGGTTGATTTTGGCGTGGTGGGGATGAAGAGCGCGGAGGTGCAACGATGGTTGGAGGAGAATAAAGAGCGGTTGCCCTACCCTATCCGATGCGAGCGCGGCACGAATGGGTGGACGCATATTGATGTACGTGTGGATGCGGAGGAGAGCGGCGAGAAAATAACGTGGTTTAATGGGTGAACGGGCAATTAAAAATTAAAAATTGCCATGCGGGCGGTGGCGTGGCGGTAATCGGCGGACGCGTCGTGCCGCGTCCCTACAATGGTGGCGGTTTACGCGGACACGGCACGCGGCGTCCCTACAAGAAAAAGGAATAGATAATGGATTTTACGACGAGAGAGTATAAGGATGAGGCTGCAAGGAGATTGGCGGCGATAGACGTGGAGCGGTACCAATTGCAAGGTATTGACCCGCGTCTATATTCTTATGTGTCGGAGGTGCGTAACAATCCGGAGGCGCATAATCTGTATGAAGTGTTGGCCGTGATTAAGTTCTTTCGGTTGATGGATGAATACGTGTTTTTGCCGAGCAAGGTGAAAAAATTTGCCGCGTTTTACGAAAGTTTGAAGTTTAGCGGCATGGATGGCCGCCGGTCGTATAGGCTGACGCCGATACAATATTTTCAATTCGCCAATATTTTGGGTTTCTACGTATGGGAAGAGGTGGGCCATGGGCACACAATCAAACAGAAAAAAGGCGTTAAACAGAAAGTGGAGGATGGTGTGGTGTATGAGTTGCGCCGGTTGTGTCGTGAGGCCATATTGTTCGTGCCGCGTAAATTCTCGAAAACAACGAGTACCGCGTCGTTGGCGGTGCATGAGTTATTGTTTGGCGATACCAACGCCCAAGCCTATACGGCGGCGAATAGTTACAAGCAAGCAAAGATTTGTTTTGAGGAGATTAGCAAAATCGTGCGTCAGTTGGACATGAAGAAAAAGTATTTCAAGCCGACACGCGAGACATTGCATTGGAAACAACCGAATAAATTTGGCAAGGAAAGTTTTGTGGAGTGTTTGACAGGTGGCGCGGACACAAAGGACGGTTTGGCCGCCTCGTTAGTGATATTTGATGAGTATGCACAGGCGTCGTATGTAAAAGACCATTCCGTTGGCGCCGAGTTGCTACAAGTGCTTAATAGTTCCATGGGTACAAGGCGCGAGCCGCTGACGATAATCATAACGACGGCAAGCCGCGTGAGCGATGGCCCGTTTGCCGTAGATTTGGAAAATGCCAAGAAGATATTGCGCGATGAGTTGCGCGACGATAGCACGTTTGCAAGCCTATTCATGCCCGATTATTGGGAGCAAGTAGATGACGAGATATGCAAGAAAAGCGTGTGGAGGAAGTGCAATCCGCATATCGGTATCACGGTGCAAGAAACCTATTACGCCCGTCAATGGGAGAAAGCGCAGCGAGACGCGGAAAGTATGATTGAGTTCAAGACCAAGTTGCTAAATATATTCGTGAGCCAAGGCGCGAAAACATGGATACCGGCAAGCATGGCAAGAGCTCTGCAAACCGACATAGATTTGGACGCGATGAAAGGCCGGCCGAGCGCGATGGTGGCGTTGGACTTGTCGGTATCGGATGACTTTTCGGTAGTAGTGTATAACATTTATTCGCCGGTTAATAAGAAGTTCTACCTTTATTTGGATTGCTACATACCGGAGGAGACATTGAACAATCACCCGAATAGCGAGTTATACCGGATATGGGTGAGCGCCGGTTGGATGCACGTGTGCGAGGGCGCTGTGATAGATGGGCGTATGATAGTGAGGGATATATTGGCGCGAAATAAGCAGATGAAGATATTGCAGATAGGTTATGACGCCTATAAGAGCCAAGAAATCGTTAATCTGTTGGCCGCAGCGATAAGTGGCGCGGGCGGTAAGCCGGAAAACATATTGAAAGCCGTGCCGCAAAATTACGCCTCGTTTACGTCACCGGTGGAAACCTTTGAGATGGCTGCCAAAAGCAATCCGCCGCGGGTGGCATTGGATAACAATCCGATTTGGCCGTATTGTTTTGGCAATTGTTATTTGGACGTTGACAAGATGGAGAATAAGAAACCATTGAAACGGATGGCAAATTGCAAGATAGATGCGGCGATTGGTGGGTTAATGACGTTTTGGTTATACAACAATTATGAGTTTTAAGATATGGCGATGTATGTAGATGGCAAGGTGGCCGAGCATATCAAGGCACTTGCGTGGCAAGGAGTAGTTAAGCGTAAGGATGTGCGCAAGATGGTGCGGACGGAGGTGGCGCAAGCGCGGAAACAAGTGACGGCGGCGGCAAAGGCGGCGTTGCCGAATGACCCGCGACGGGCGTATCAAGGTGTGAAGATGGTGGTTTATAAAGATGGAAATGGCGCCATGCTGAACATATTGGGAAGTAAGCGAGTGAAGAAAATGGCGGTATATAAGCCGCAGAGAGGAGGCCGGAGCGGTATTGTGCGCCGTAGAAAGGTGAGCGACGCGACAAAGCGCCGCCGCGGGTATATCGGGAAAGATAGAGCGTTTATTTTGCGGTTTGTGAATAGTGGTACCGATTTCCGCCAAGCGGAAACCTATCAAAACGCTAATCGTGGTCGGATAAGGAAAAAAGAGTTTTTCGGTACGTCGGCAGATGCGGCCATGAACGCGGCGGGCGCGAGATTGGGGGCGAAAGTAGAGAAAATGATTGGTGAAATCGGGGTGTGAGTTGTGAGTTATAAGTGCTGAGTGCTGAGTTATGAGTTGCCATGCGGATGGGGTAATACAAAACGCGATTGCGTTGGTTATTTAGAAACGATATAAATAAGAAAATGGCATTAAAAGTTGTTGATATTGAGACGCTGAAAGCGCAGATGCGCGTTGATTTTGACGATGAGGATGTGTTGATTGAATTGTACGGCGAGGCGGCGGAGGATGTAGTGATACGCGGCACGCGTAGGTCGTTGGACGAGTTGAGGCGTATAGGATATGAAGAGCAGACCGGCGAGATTGCGCCGGATGAGTTGCCGGAGGGTGAGTGGTTTCCTACGCGCTTAAAATTGGCCGTGCTGATGATGGCCGCCCATAGTTACCGGAATAGAGAGCCGGTGGCGAGTGTGGGACAGAATGTTGTGCCTTATGCGTTTGATGTGTTGGTTAAACCTTATCGTAAATTGACATGTTGAGCGATAGTGTAGTGAAAGGAACGACGGCCGGTTTTGCGAGCATAGCCGGTGCGATGATGGCCGAGAGCATGGGGCATATGATACCATGGTTATTGGTTACGGCGGCGGTGATTGTGTGCGATTTGGTGGCCGGTGTGCGAAAATCGTTGCTAATGGGGGAAGAGGTGCGCGTGAGCCGCGCGATACGTGCCACGATGGGCAAGATGGTGACGTACTTTGCATTTGTGGTTATGGTGTGCATGATAGACGTGGCCGCCAAGAGTGGGCAGCAATTGGAAAAGTGGATGTGCTTATTGATTTGCGCGGTAGAGGGCGCGAGCATATTGGCGAACATTTTGAAACCAAAAGGCATAGACTTGAATATCGGCAAGGTGTTGGCGCTGTTTGTTAGTAAAAAGACCGGCATAAACAAGGAGGATATTGAGGAGGCGATGAAGAATTAAAAATTAAGAATTAAAAATTGGGCGATATGAAAGAGGAAAAGAGAGAGGTAAGAACGGCGGTAGGTGGGCATTATGCCCCACGTTTGCGCGAGGTTGTTGATGAGGCTAACAACGTAGCGAGCCGCGTGATTGAGGGATATGCCATTGTGTTCGGCGTAGAGAGCCGTATGTTGTGCGACTATTGGGACGATTACAGGGAAATTATTGAGCCGGGCGCTGTGACCGCCGAGCAGATTGCCGGTTGGGACATCAAGATGACCATGTACCACAACCGCGAGAAACTATTGGCGAGAAGTAACAAGGGCGAGGGAACGTTGAGGCTATCGGTGGACGAAGTGGGTGTTAAGTATGAATTTGAGGCACCAAACACCGCGGACGGTGATACCGCGTTGGAGTTGGTGAAGAGAGGCGATTTGGGTGGTAGCTCGTTTACCTATTGGAGCGATGAGCAACATAGTGTCCGCTACGAAAAGACCGACGACGGCGTATTGTTGCGCCACGTTAATCGCGTGGATTGGTGTGGCGAAATGACGATTGCGGCAGACCCCGCGTATATACAGACAACCGTAACCGCGCGAGAAGTAACCGCGGCCGGCATTATGTTGAATGACGACACACAAGGAGCGCCAAAAGTGGATAATAGTGTGGAGATTGAGAAGTGGCGAGAAATTGCCAATAAATCGGTGTACTAATTAACAATTGCCATGCGGACGCGTCGTGCCGCGTCCCTACAAGTGGCGGTTATCAAATTAAGAATTAAAAATTAAATGGGATGAAGTGGCCATTTTACATGAAAAAACGCGAAGAAATCGTTGCCGGTTCCGCGGGTAAGAAGAGCCCCGCGGAGGGCGGCGATTGGCGCAACAATATCGAGTACGTGAACACGGCAAGCAAGGCGACAAAGATTGCGGCGGTATATCGAGCCGTCAATTTGATTTCGTCGAGTGCGGCCGTGTTGACTTTGCGTTACATGCGACGCGATACGGCGCGAAATTACTTTAAGTTGGACGAGAGTGCCGACGGAAATATGATAAATTATTTGCTTTCGGTGCGCCCGAATGAGCGACAAAACGCCTATACGATGTTTAAGTATTTGGTGGCGGAGGTATTGTTGCAAGGAAACGCCTACCTCCTACCCGACTACGATGGCGCGATGAGGCTCCGGAGGTTTGTGTTGCTTTCGCCAAAAAGTGTGGCGTATAACGAATATATCAATACCTACACCATTAACGACGTGGTGAATGACATTTACATGACCGTGACCGCTGACGAGATATTGCACTTTAAGAATTTTTGCAACGATGGCGGCTATATGGGCGTGAGTACCATCACCCATGCGGCCACGACGTTGGGTATTGCGGCGACCGCTGACGCGGAGACATTGCGCAGATTTGGCACCGGTGGCCGACTGAAAGCCGTGTTGCAGAATGGCAAGGGATTGAAAGGCTTTGGCGAGTATGACGACGAGGAATTGAACAAGCAAGGCAATAGTTTGCAAGACGCGCTAAATAGAGGCGACGATATATTGGTGATACAAGGCGACGGCGAGCTCACGCCGATTTCCATGAGCTCTGCCGACATGCAGTTTTTGGAAAGCCGAAAGTTTACCATCCGCGAGATTGCCCGTTTCTTCAATGTACCACCGAGCAAGTTGATGGACGATAGCAATAGTAATTATAAGAGCGTGGAGACGTCGAATATCGCGTTTTTTGCCGAGGCATTGCAGCCGATTGTTACCGAGATAGAGCGCGAGTTTAACGCGAAGATGTTGACGCCAAAGAATTGGCGAAACTACAAGTATAAGTTTGATATTCGTGCCATTTATGCGCTTGATTTGGAAAGCCGAGCCAAGTGGGACAAGAGCCGATTGGAAAACGGCCAATGCAGCGTGAACGATATACGCCGCGAGAATGACGTGGAGCCGGTGGATAAGGGCGACGATATCTATTTAAGTGTGAATTTTGCGCCGATAGGTAGTAGCAAATTGTCGGGGGAGCCGACAATTTGAGTGCTGAGTTATGAGTTTTGAGTGCTGAGTTATGAGTTTTGAGTGCTGAGTTATGCTGACAAGTGGAAAATTGACGGAGAGAGTGGCGATATTGGTGCCGGTGAAAGAGCGGGGCGAATATGGAGAGGATGTAGTGACCTATGAAAAGGCGGCGGAGGTATGGGCCAACGTGGTGTTTAATCGCGGTGCGGAGGCTATCACCGCCGGCGAGATGTATTTGGGTAAGATGGTAACCATTACGATGCGAAACAATAAGACGATAACGGAGCGTTGCCGGTTAGTGTGGGACGGGAAAGAGTACCGCATTGAAAGCATGAATAGAAAGAAGATTGAGGGAAGTGTGACGATTGTGGCCGAGTATGTGGATAATGGAAATTAAAAATTAAAAATTAAAAATTAAGGCTATGCGGGTGGGTAGTACAAAAAACGATTACGGCCGTAGGGTGTAGAGGTTTATTTATTGGGGAATTAAAAATTAAAAGTTAATAATTAACAATTCAAAAAACGAAAAGAGAGATGAACAAGGGAATGATGAAAGTTGACGTTAAGCAATACATTGCGAGACGTGAGGAAATCAAGAACGAAATTAACGTGATTGTTGACAAGGCCGAGGCTGAAAACAAGCGCGAATTTACTGACGACGAAAAGACCGCGTTGGAGCATTACCGCCGCGAGTTGAACGTGTTGGACTATAAGATTATGAGTGCCGACAAGAGTGGCAAGGTGGAAGTGTCGCAACGCGAGGTTGAGTTTGACAAGTTTTTGCGTGAGGCATGGAACAACCAAGCCATGCAAAACAACACATTGCAACGCGAGGCTATTTTGAGCACAGCCGCCGACGCAATGATACCTTTGACCATTGGTGACATTGTTAAGCCATTGGAGGATGGTTTGATTTTGAAAGCCGTTGGTTTGCCAATGATGACCGGTTTGGCCGGTGATTTCGTTTGGCCTGTTGTTGGTAATGTTGAGGCCGAAGTTGCGGGCGAGGCTGTTGAATTGACAGATAAGACCATTGATTTCGGCAAGGTTAAGCCAAATCCAAAACGCGTGGGTGTATCAATCACTATCACCCGTCAAACCGTGTACAAGACCGACGGCGTAGCTTATGAAGTAGTGAGACAACAATTGCCACAAGCCATGGCACGCACTTTGAACAAGTGTATGTTTGGCACAGACGCGAGTGTAACACACGGATTGGTAGGTCCATTCTTCGACATCGTTAAGAACGGCACCGCCAAGGCGTTGAGCGCATTGAAAACAAAGGCCGACAAGAAAGGCGCGAACTACATTTCGTTTGCCGGTGCGTTGCCAACATACAAAGAACTTTTGGCAATGAAAGCACTTTGCTTATTGAAAGGTGTTGAGGCTAACGCGATGGCGTACATCATGGACGAATATACCAAGGCAATGTTGGAGGCTACACCAAAGGACGACGCGTTGGGTACACCAATCATTGAAAATGGAAAGATTGCCGGTATTCCGGTGTTCACTACTAACTACATCAATAACGATACCGACACATTTATCGGTTTCGGTTGTTGGGGTTATGAGCCATTGCAAGGTTTTGGCGACATGAGTTTTGTTGTGGACCCATACAGCAAGGCGAAGAGCGACAGCGTGGTGTTGACACTCAATAGCGATTTTGCGATGAGTACATTGCGTAGAGAGGCGTTTGTTTTGGGTAAGTGTGCCGCAGAATAATCGGTTTTTCATAGTTTATATTTATTTGGTGTTAGGAGAGGCGGAGGCAAAAAAAAGGCTCCGCCTTTTTTAGTTATGAGTTATGAGTTGTGAGTTATGAGTTGCCATGCGGATGGGATGCACGGACGCGTCGTGCCGCGTCCCTACAAGTGGCGGTAATCAGTTGAGAAATTAAAATTAGGATATGGCGACGAATAGTATTGTAAGGTTGATATTGGATAGTAGTCAGTATTCGCAAGCGTTGGGCAAGGCGCGCAAGGAGGCGGATTTGATGGCGGCCGGCGTGAAGAGTGCGGCGGGCGTGCTGACGAAGTTGGCCGGAGCGTTTGGCGTTGCTATGGGTGCGAGTGAGGCGTTTAATCGTGTGATTGGCGGTAGTAACGCGTTGACGGACGAATGGGACAAAGTGATGCGAAGTGTTAATACGACCGTGAACGAGTTTTTCAGTACGATAGCAACGGGCGATTTTACGGCGTTTAACATGGGATTGGATGCGCTGATAGATAAGGCGCGGGCAGCGAGTGGCGCGTTGGACCAATTGTGGAACACCACGACATCGTTTAGCTACTTTAACGCCCAATTGTTGGCCGCCTTTGACGAGCAGATGGCTATCATCAAGGACAAAGAGAGTACGCCGGAGCAGATAGCGGCGGCCAAGGCCGAGGCCAAGCGTATAATGGATGAGCAGAGAGAGTACACCGGCGAACTGACGAGGCGCACGATGGAGACGTTGGGCGCGTTGGTGGTAGAGGGAAATTCGCTTGATGCGTCCATGATAACGCGCGATGTATTGGATAAAGTGTTGAGGCTTGACATATCGGCGGCCGGTGACGCGCAAAAGGCGGAGTTGGCACGTAGGTATGAGGAATATGCGTTGAAAAGTAGGGCAATTACGCTTAAAAACACTAAACAGATAACGAAGGGATATACGTCGCAATCGGGCGTATATGTGCCGCCGCAGACAAAAACCGACTATGAGGCGGTGCGCAAGGAGATGGCGGCCATCAATGCCGAGTATTTGGACGCGATTGTGTACAACGAAGTATTGGTGAAGAAGAGCGACGATTGGCTGAAAGAGTTGGTAGGTATTGCGAACACGTCGAGCAACGCGGAAAGGCAATTGGCGAGCATGCAAAAAACATTCAATCGCCAAGCGGGTGCGATTGGTGGTGCCGGAGGAGCGAAGAAACCGGCGGCCGTTATTCCGGTAAAGGTGGAGTTGGTGGATAGCAAGGGCATTGTGACAGAGCCGGCGAAGTTTATGGATAATTTCTTTGCTGAAAGCATTAAAAACATGAAAAAAGAGACCGCGTTTGATGTACCATTAGAAAAGTTTACGCCGCCGATTACGGACAGCAACGTGGCAACGGTGGATAATTACGTGGATAGCTTGAACGCGGTGGCTAATGTGATGGGTGCGCTTAATGCGGCTAATGTAGAGGGAGCGGCCGGTTGGTTGACCTACGCCGGAAACCTTATGAACGCGAGCGCGATGGCGGTTGAGGCTGTGCGTAGTGTTGTAGCGGCCAAGACAGCGGAGGCGGCGGCGAGCGGTGCGGCAGAGGCGGCCAAGACGCCGTTAGTTGGTTGGTTGATGGTAGGCGGTGCGATTGCGAGTGTATTGGCGGCCATGGCTAATATACCAAGTTTTGCGACGGGTGGTATTGTTGGCGGTAGTAACTACACCGACGGCATTACGGCGCGAGTATCGAGTGGCGAGATGGTAATCAATGAGGCGGACCAAAAGAAGTTGTTTGAGCAGATACATAGCGGCAATATTGGCGGAGGCGGTGCCGGCCGTGCGGTGGTAACAGGTGAGCAAATTGTGTTGGCGGTGAATAACTACGGAAAGAGGACCGGACGGGGAGAGTTGATTTGAGGGAATTAAAAATTAAAAATTAAAATGGCGGTGAAGTTAAGGGGTGATGATGTAATATTGTTTTTTGAGGTTGGCGGTAAGTGGCGGACGTTGGCTTATGGTACCACTTGCGAAATAGACATTGCGGCCGATACGATGGAGGTTGGTAGTGCGTTGACGGGTAAGTGGAAATCGTATAAAAAGAGGCGTATTGGTTGGACGATTAGTAGCGGGCACTTGATGGCTGATGCGGCCAACGAGGTGGATGCGTTGGCATTGGTTGAGGATGGCACGCCTATCAATGTGAATTTTGCCACGGTTGCTCACCATGCGTTGCCGGTGGATGCGGCCGATTATGTACCGGATGAGCGGTTGCAGTTGCAAGGTGCGGCGTTGGTGGAGCGTGTGACGATTACGGCGAGGCGTGGCGATTATGTGACGATGAGCGTGTCGTTGCGTGGTGTGGGTAAACTTACGAAAATTAAAAATTAAGAATTAAAAATTAAAGGCCATGCGGGTGGTGTAGGTAAACCGAAACGCATTTGTGGGCGTTAAATAAAAAAGCTATGAGTTTGTTGATTGGCATACATATCAATGAGACGTTGGCCGCGAGTGAGGCCATTGTGCGCAAGGTGTGCGATAGGGTTTTCCCTATTGTGGCTCCGGCGGGTGTGGAAGATTATCCGTATATTGTGTATCAAAGCAGCACGCAACCGGCAGAGACGACGAAAGACGGCGTGTTGTTTGATAACGTGGCGACGAGTGTGACGATTGTGTCGAAGAGTTACGGCGAGGCCGTGGCGTTGGCGCATGATGTACGATTGGCGTTGGAGAGTAGGCCGGATATAGAGTACGAACGATTTGAGGTGTACGGCGTGACGTATGAGGGCAGCAGCGAAATGTGGTTGGACGATATTGCGGCGTATGCGGTAGAATTGAGTTTTTCATTTTTAACATAGGACAAAGAATTAAGAATTAAGAATTAAAAATTAAAGAGTTATGAGTAAAGCAAAAGTATTGAACGGAAAAGACCTTATGTTGTGGATTGGCGGAAAGGTGGTAGCATTGAGCACCGGTTGTACTATCAATTTGAGCGCAGAAACAAGTGATGCAGTAACCAAGGACGACGGCATGTGGGGAGCGCCCGAAGTGAGTGGCATGAGTTGGAGTGCAAGCAATGAGAGCGTGGATAGTGCCGACGAGGAACGCACCAACGACCAAGTGTACAGCCAATTGTTTGACCTATTTATCGCCGGTGAGCCTATCAATATCACCGTGGGCGTGCCTACCAACAAGAGCAACACCGGATTGCCGGAGCCGGGATGGACTGCACCAACAGAGGGATATGGTGGCAAAGCTATTATGACTGCATTGGACCGCACCGGCAACAAGGGAAGTAATGGAAGTATATCTGTGTCGTTGCAAGGTGTGGGAGCGTTGGAAAAGTTGTGAGTTGTGAGTGCTGAGTTATGAGTTGCCATGCGGGCGGGGTGCGGACGCGTCGGCCGCGTCCCTACGTGTGGCGGTATTCAAATTAAAAATTAAATATAGGCTATGAAAGTAACGATTAAGGGTGTGGAATATGAGTTTGCGTTTGATAGCGTGTGGGGTCCGATGTATCTGTATG